CTCATATCCGTACACATATTTTTTGATGTAAATGTATCTTGTTAAATTATTTGCCATTATGCCTATAGAATTATTTTATAAAAAATTAAAAATATTCACATTTTTCCAACTTATTGACTTGAAATAGTGAATCACTATCTCTATTAAACTTTCAACAGAGCGGAATTACAATTTATATCTACTTCATGAAACCTGCTCTGGATACTGTTATTTTCTATTAATATCAATAAATATATTTTAGAACATAACAAGATTTATAAAATTTTATTTTAAAATATAGTGTTAGATTATGTATTACATTATCACCAATAACTTTGAGTTGGATAAACTCCCTCCAAAAGTTAGCCACAATATATTTGTAACCTTTGCTCAGTATGGTGACGAACTGCAAAGAATGCCAATTTATTCTATTTCTGATGGCTTACAAGGAATTAGCTTACTTAAATTAGCCAAAGGTAGCTGGCAAATTTTACACTTTGAACATGCTGGAGAACGTCGAGTTTTTTCTAAGGATAGTCTGCCACTTTTGGAAGAATTTAACATTGCTTTAAAACAGCTAAATACTAATTATTCTATTGAAATTAAAGAATAAAAAATTGAGTTTACAGAGTCAGAGGGAGATTAATCTTGAGTATTAGCACAGCCAATCTATATTTTTCAAATTTTCATGATATTTCATATATCGAATCTTTTATGAATAAGGTCGTACCCGAACACTTTGAATATCAATATAAGGAGGAACTAGATGAAAGTGGTCATAAACAAGTTTATGTAGAAGCTATAGCTAAATTTAGTACAATACTATCCGATGAGAACTTTAAAGCATGGGTAGATAAAATTTTTCAAGAAGCAAAAAAACAAGATATTAAATTTCATAAAGTAATGTATAACAAACCTTTATAAAAAAAGGGGCATTTTGCCCTCTTTTTTTGAATAAACTTCCTTGCTAATTACCCTTATGGATTTTTTCTAAGTGCATATCTCTTTTCACTTTGAGATTAATCCCGTTGTGATGTTGGTTTTTCGAAGATCCAACACCGTTTTGTTGAATTGGTAATTTTGCTTTGTATGGCTTTGTTCGCTTCAACAAAGCGGTAATGCAAACTGTGACGAAGCGCGTTTTGAAGCTCGTTTATTTCAGGTAATGGATAACGATAATCCGCTGCGTGTTTATATAGACTTGCAAAATGGATAGCGAAAAGTTCTGATTTAGCTGAATGATTGACAACACTATGGATATGGTCAGGTTTCTTAATGGCATCTTCCATTTCTTCAATGGTGTTCCAGAAGTTTTGAACTATGGCTGGATCTGATTTGAGGACCTTGTCACGGCTCTGAGCCATCTTGATAAATTCTTCAGTCACCTGTTTTTGTACTTGTGCCGGCACTTCAATTACATGGCGACACATCGCATCAAATAGAGACATAAGCTGGGCATGATTGTGAACAATACGAGAGCTTTGGATGTTGTATTGTTCCTGGTGCAACATCGCATCATATTTTTCATAGCCAATATTGAAGGCATCTAAAATGTCTTTTTCTTTGCTTAAACACTGCAAAAGAAACTGGCTAACGTTCTCAGGTTCGTACTTTGATAAGTTACGTGATGCATAAAGACTTGTTTTGCTTAGCTGATCTTTAAAGAATTTAACGTGAACAATACGACCCATTATTGCTTCTGAAGCGAGTACTTCAGCATTCTGGCTAATAATTAACGTGCCCATAAATAATGGCTCGTATGTTGTATTACCCCCTGATTTCACACCCATTGCACCTAGTGACCCACCGTCATACATGGTTTTGCACATATCCCAGTTGAACTGCTTTGATGCATTTTCCCCTTGGCGATCTGACTCAATGAATACGACTGGAAGGTTAGATACTTGGCGTAAAGTACGGATTAAACCTGCTTTGGATGTTTTAGTAGGATCTAGACCTTCATAGTTCACACGGCCAAACAGTTTCCATAGAAATTGGATTAAAGTTGATTTACCTGTGCCGGGTTCACCTACTAGTTCCAAGAATGGAAAAGACTTGTGAGTCTTACGGATCTGCTGGGCGTATAGACCACCAAAAAAGGCTGTTAAACCGATTAAACCTTTAACCCCATAGGCATCAATAAGATCTTTAACCCAAGTTTGTTGATACTCTTCTTGGTTCTTGTTTATTTCCAATACAAATGGCGCATTGCACTTTAAGTTTGTATGGCGTGGAAGCTCAAAATAATCTTCCTTATTGATTACGAATTGTTTACCTGATTGATAAGCCAAATCGCCCAATACATAAGTTTTTTGCTCTAAGTGATAGCCAACATAATCGATTAGCTGAACACGTTTAATATCCTTGAGCTCACGTTTTAGGAATGTAAGCAGCTGCTTACTGTTACCTTCATAAAAAACACCAGGTGCAACATGTAGAAGTCTTTTGCCAAACTCTGGAGCTGAAGAAATGTGGGAAGGACTAAATGTGTTTTTAATCGTCTTCGCACCACGTGGGAAATCTATCTGAAAGTAATAATCTGCTTCATCAACTTCTTTCTGGTATTGGTAGTAAAGGCCGTGTGGTCGGCACTCCATCATAATTTCGACATCTGCAGCATGTTCAATGGCTTTTTCACGACGTTCAGCAGTAGCTTTATCTTTTTCTTCTTGCGCCCAATCTTCATTTTTATTTGGTTCGAAACTAATGTCTTTTAAATAGTCATCATATTTATCCATGTTCAATTTGAACCAATAAACGCAGTTATTGAAATCGAAAGGAAATGACTTAGTACCATAACGCTTGTAGATAAGTATGCCTTTATCCACAGGTTTATCGGCGATCAATAAAGAACCGTAATATTTATAGGTTTCTATATCTGAGAACTTGAGACGATCTTGTTTATAAAGGTCATTCCAGTCTGTTTTTTTACGCCCACCAGGAGGAAGAGCAGCTTCAGATTCGAAGCCTAGTTCTTCAGCTAAAGCTATATTTTTTCTTATACCTTCATGGCCAGCATTATCGTTGTCGTATGCCCACACTAACTTTGGTAAAGAAAGCTCTTGTTCGGCACATTTCATTGCAATGTGATTGAGTAATATTTTAGGGAAATTGCCAGCTGATAATGCTGAAAAACTGGTAATACCTGATAACCAAAGAGCGATCGTATCGAAGATCCCTTCAGTGATCCAGATCTCTTTAGACTCGATATAATTTGTGTTTGGAGTCATCCAAGCGTGGCCAGCTGAAGACCAATCTTCTTTAAAAGTAGTTTTAGGCAATACACCTTGTTCATCTAGAACGCGCTGCCACCACCCTATGTTCTCTTTGTCATCGGTAATTGGGAATCTTAATGTTACTGAAGTGGTTTTCTTCGGTTTATAACGTGTGATACTTTCTTGCGTGTATAGACCTTTGAGTTTCTCTAACGGAAAGCCACGGCCTTCAACTAAGTAAGCATTTACAGTTTTGTTTGGATCTTCAGGAGTTGGTTCAAATCGTTTTTCCCATTTTTCAAATAACTCAGGGAATAAATCACGAATGTGGTTTTCTTTACCACATTCGTTTTTACGTGGGCAGAAAACTACCCACGGTTCCTCAGGATATACCCAAGCTGATGCTTCCTTATGGTTACAGTCAGGGCATCTACCACGCAATTTATTGTTGCCTTTTACTTTAAAGCCGTAGACATCTTGCAACTTCTCTACTACTAAAGCTTTGGTTTCTGGAAACATCATTTTCAATAAACTGCCTTAAAATAAATGCCGATTTTTCTTTCTAAGTTCCTGCCCTGCTAATTTTCCAAGTAGTTCTTGGATCCTTTGTCTGGCAAGGTACTCAATGGTTTCTTCAATGGTTTCATGACCTAAAGATTTTTGTACTTCCTGTACAATTTCCTTCTCTTTATCCGTAAGAGCTATTTCCTGAGTTGGCATCAATTCAGCTCCTAGAAAGGTGATCTGATGCGCCTTTGTTTAAGTAGTTCTCTAAGCTAAAGTTATCTTGTATGTCTTCTGCGATTAGCAAAGCTAAGGCTTGTTTCATCACAAGCTGACGCATGATTACACCAGGATTAACACCTGTAAGCCGCGAGACAACTTTAAAAAGATCAGACTCATCATCAGTTAGGTTGACGTTGTAACGGTTATCCCGTTTTTGGTTCATACGACTCATGGGTTTGGGTCCTCGTTGGTTGATGTATGCTTTTTACCTAAATAGTAGTTTTGAGAAATAATGCTTGAACGGCTCATTCCCGACTTTTCAGCGATTTTGTCAATTTCTTGAACTTCTTCTTTTGTTAGATATACGAGGCACCGAACACGTCCACCCGTGATCTTTTTAGACCGGGGACGATTTAGAGGTGAAGTTTCTGTACTCATACAGTATCCTACGGCTATAGTGATGTGCTACGAATCACTATAGCATAAATATTTAGTCTTTCAATAAGTATCGGTGAAATATATGTCCGAAAATTTGGCTGTAGAGATTACACAAAGGTTCACAGAAGAACTGGAACGCAAGAGCTTGAAAGCAAAACCGCTTTCTAGAAGTATTGACGCGCATGAAAATACGTTAGGTAACTATGTTCGCAACAAAGTGCCAGACCAATGGGTGTATCTAGCAAAACTACAAAAACAAGGTATCGACATTCGCTATGTGCTATTAGGAATTGATCCTGACTTTAGCGGTCTTACGAGTGAAGAAAGTTTGTTATTAAAAGCGTATAGACAGCTCAGCACCGAAGCTCAGGAAGCTTTACTGCGTTTAAGTTCCGTGTATGCAAAAGAAGTGGAAAAAAAGTAGTTTAGATATAGAAGTATTAAAAATGGCAAAAATTACAGTTAAAGAATTATTTGAAATTCTTAATGAGGATCTAAAAGATCTTATTGTTTTCAATGTTAAAACCAATGATAAAGGGAATTCATATCCAGTATTTTCTTCCAACAAGATGAGAGAATTAGATGAATATTTAATAAGCTATATGAAGGATGCTGGTCATCATGAAATAAGTGATTTAGCTGAATTAATGGAATATGTGATTATTTTCAGCCATGAATTAGCCCATTGTTTGAATAAACACAGTACATATAAACCAGAAGAAAAGATTGAATCAGTTGTAATGGAGGGGCTTGCAGACATTATGGCTGGCCGAATAGCAACTGCATTTTATACTTATGGAACAAACCTAAAAAAAGTTATTGCCGAAAAATATAATATTGCTGATCAAAACTTAAGAGATAGAAATACATTTTGCATCTTAATGGGTAAGGCATTGAGTAAGCTTTACTTTGAATTTTATAGAGAAAACAGCTCAAAAGGTTATCCACCTCCAGCTCAAAGGGTAGCTTTAAATATTACAGGTATAACTTCTTTCTTTTATAGATCCCCTAAATATCAAGGTATTAGAGGTGATTATACAGCAGTAAATATTAAACTTACTCTAAGCTTAGACTCTTCAATACTTTCAGATATTTCTGAAACATGTTCTAACAACAAATCAGTTGATGAATTTATGCAGAAAGTCCTTGAACTTCATCTTAAAATTCAAGGTAATGAAGAACAGATTAATGACATCGGTTCCCCTGACTTAAAACATATTTTTGGTACAAAATATATTGAAGCTTCAAAAGAAATAAAGGAATTACATAGAGAACATTTAAAAGAAGAAATGTTCCACTATGCAAAAATTAAAGGAATAACACATTTAATTGACGAAAGTTTTTTCCAAGATGAATAATTGCACATACTTATTAAAAAACTCTCCTTTTGGGAGAGTTTTTTATTTTAAATGTTTTGCTGTAACCGTTTGAGTTTATCTTCTAAATCTAGAAGCTTATAAATAAGATCATTGGTCTGGTAAGTTATATCTTTATCCTGTTGAGTAACTTCTAAAGATTGTCTCCAAATCCGAACACTAGCTAAGGCTTGATCGAGAATTAATTCATTATCATGATTTTGCATTTTTTCATCTCTGGCAATTTGATTTAATTGAAATTGCCAAACCCGTACCTCTGTATTGTTCCAGATCGGGCTGATAATGGTGTGTTCTCCATTAAACTTAGGATAAATAAGATCTTTTAACGACGAATTTAATAACTTTATATCGATTTTTTTGAATGAACGATCAGTTTTTGACAGTTCTTCAATCAAATCATTAATTTGATCAGGGGAAATTGATAAGAATCCCTTATCAGTCTGGTGGTTAAAAAGGATTTGACTACTGGTCACACTGTCTATGAGCAAAAATAATTGTTCGCAGAGTAAACGGCTTTTTTCATTTGTTGCCTGAACCCGTGGTGCAATGGGCACATAGGGAATAATATTTTCATTGATTTGCATGAGATTACTTCCCTAAAAAAAGAAAAGAGAATGTAAACGCGACCATACAAATAAATGCAGAGCCTTCATAGAGATTTTTGAGGAATTTGGAACGTTTGATTTGCTTTTGGCGTTTAAAAAACGCTTCTAAATCATGGATAGGCGTGTGTTCGATGACATGAATAGATTTTTTCATGATCTGATTTCCATTGTAGGTATGGCTTAAACCTACGACCACTCTTTCCACGGAATGGAGGTAGACCGAACAGGGGTGGAAATACCGTCCTACAAGTACGGCCAGCACGAAGCTGCCCTGCCCGATCTACCATAGAGATTCTATCAGATCAGACATTTTAGGAAAAAAAAATGCCGCATAAGCGACTATTATTTTTGCGCTTGTAGGATAAATACAGGTTTCCACGCCTGTGCACAGATTTTGCTGTGCTTTTTCATATTGCCGATAGTGAATCGTTATGTCAAGATGCACAAAAATATATTTCGGGGGAAATATCGTGGAACTAAATACTGAAAGTAATCTAGATACATCTAATAAAATAAATTTTCTTTTACAAAAGATTAATAGTGAAATTGAAAGCTATAGAACAGCTTTTAGTAATATTGAAAATTTACAAACAATAATTATCCAAGTTCTACCAGAAAACATTAGAAATAAAGTTATTAGTATTAATGATTTCAAAGCACAGGACAATCAAATAACACTTAAAATAAACAATATCTCAAATATAGCTCATATA